ATGCTCGAGTCGGCATTGAGGCAGATGCCTACGAAGGCTGAGAGCATAATCGTGATCGCCGTCCCCAAGGACAAGAATATAGCCGGCAAAGGAAACTGGGTCGCATCGACTATCAGCGATCCTGTGGAGCAGCTGCGTGTGCTGCACGAAACCTACGCTGGTTGGGCGGACAAGATCAGAACCGACATCTTGGACGCCGACGCCGTTGTGATGATGAAGATTGCGGCCGCGGCTCGAGAAGCGGAACAGCCGAAAGCGAAGGCGACGGCGAGAAAAGCTGGGAGGTAACCGTATATGGAGATACCGCGGCCCTTGATAGACTGGTTCCTGCGGAAGTTGGTGCTGAGCCGCAACGGCAGCTTTGGGCCGCGAATTCTCAACCTTCCCAGTGGGCAATCCTTCTACGCTTTATACAGTGAACAACAAATGATCGACAACCCCATGCCAGCCGATGGCGGCTGGTCGTATTGGAAGGGGATACAGGAATTCCCCCTCAACTTGACTGTAGCGCAGTTCATGGAACTCGTTGTTGAGCTGGCGGTGGTGAAGATAGAGAAGGGCGAGTGTGTGGCTTTCGATGGCAACGGCAAAGAACTTGCGTGGCTTGTGAGGGGCCATCCGGAACTTGTGATTAGCACTATTCGAGGGCGTTGATCTTAGAGGGAGAAAATGGAAGCTACTTTAAGGCGGCAGGTGCTGCGGGCGGCGGTACGCGACCGTATGTTTCTAAAGACCGTCTGCCATGATGTATCCCCGAATGACTTTCCCGACCGAGCTGAACAGATCGTCGCTACCATTGCCTTAAAATTCTGGGATGAGCACAACGAGCCTATAGGAGCCCTGCTCCGCTCCGATGCTGAGGATGCCGCTCGACACCAGCGTCTCAATCAGGAAGAGCGCAAGCAGCTGCGCCAGCTGATTGATGACATCCAGGGAACGAAGATGGACCTGGTGCCGATCAAGGCGCTCGAGGATCGGGTGTTGGCTCTGAAACGCGACACCTTCTTCGATCACGCGTTGGAGCAGGTAGTTACCGCACAGGAGAAGGGCCGTCTGGACGCGACGGTGCTTGAGGATATTGTCGAGCAGGCGCGCCGGGAATTGGCTGATCGCGTCTATGTAGCAACCGACTACATGGATGAGCTGGAAAAGCGTATTTTACGGCGGCGGCTCAACCAGGACACTGAGAAATATCCGCGGTTGATGATCGATCCGATTGACGAAGAGATACGCGCCATCGGCCGCGGCCACTTCGCTATATTCGTCGGCCCCTATTCATCCGGCAAGTCGCTGTTCCTGATGCACGTGGCCATGGCCTACGCGATGCAGGGACTGAATGTTATCTATGTCACGCTCGAGGACCCGAAGGACATTCTGGAGAACCGCATGGACGCAAGTATGGGCGGCATCCCCATGTCCAAGCTGAACCTGCTGCCAAACCGACTGCGGCATCGCTTCAACAATCTAAAGCAGATGATTCGTGGGCGCATCAAGATTGTGGACGCGACTGAGGGTGGCTTTACCATTTCCAAGTGCGAGAAGATGTGGGACCAGCTGCGCAGCGATGGTTTTATTGCTGATGCGATCATCATTGATTACGATGAGGAGATCGAGTGTGAGAAGAAATTCTCTGGAGAGATGCAGCGCAAGCAGGAATTCATGGAAATTTACAAGCGCATCCGCCGTATGGCCAAGAAGCTGGACGTCCTGGTGTGGACCGCATCGCAGACCAAACGTGGAACCGCCGACAAGAAGGTGATCACCGGAGACATGGTCGGTGAGGATATTTCCAAGATCAAGAAGTCGTTCCTAGCTATCGGGATCGGGAAGGTTCCTGACGAGGACAATGTGACGAATCTCTACATCATGCGCCATCGGCTCGACCGCAGCAAGTTTAGTGTCGAGGTGGTGAGCGATTTCGCGTCGGGCCTGGCTGTCGATGCCGAGGCCACACGGCTGCGGATGAGAAAACCAAAGAGGTGACTATGGAAGACTTTGTTAGCTACGGGCAGTACAAGAAACTCTACGACGTGCTTAAGGCGCTTGTGGATCGTCTGGATGAGATCGAAGCTGACGACAGCTACAAGCACTTGTTCTATCTCGCCTTTGTGACTGGAATGAAGTACACCGGGCCGAACTGGCTAGACCAGCTCAAAGCCGCTAAGAGGATTTTGAAGGGGGAACCGAATGCGTTACCTGATGAACGGACAGGAAGTTCTACCTGAGGACGTCAACCAGCTATTCGAGAATATTGAGAAAAAGACTGGGCTGGACCGTGCGATGGCTGAAGCGATTTTGAGCGGCGGAGCGCCGATTCGGCATCCTAACTTCAATGTCCGCGCGCTCCCGGACTATAAGCGTGGGATTCTGAAGTGAGGCCAATTCCGCAATTCGCTCACTCGCCCGAGTATCTGCGGACTCGTAATGATCTGCGCCTGCGTTTGCTGCTGTGCGGAGAGGAGATGCGGGCGCGATACCGCTGTCCGGTTTATCTGTGCGGCTCCGGTTTGGAGACCGCCGACCCACAGGATTGGGACATACGCCCGATTGTCGAGAGCGCCATCTTCGGCGCCTACGATACGCAGTATTGGGGAATTGAATCGGCCATGCGTACCGAGGAGCAGCGGAAGATGAACCTGCTGCCATTCGATGTGCGTATTTATCCGGATCGCCTCTGGTACTCTGCCAACGCGCTGCGGCTGGATGACCTGGAGTTTGCAGCCGAGCCTGTGGAGGCGCCACATTCCGAACCTTCGGCGGAGTGTGTCGAAGAGAACAAGCGGATGATCGAGGCCAACAAGGACAAGCCTGAATTTCACATCTTTCTAGGCGCGATGCTCTTTTTGCGGGGCGACAAGCAGACCGCGCTGCAGGCCTTCGTGAGAGCGCTTCAGCTGGACCCGAATAACGCTGGGGCCTGGCTCAATCTGGGTAATGTGTACTACGAATTTGGGGAGTTCCGCCGCGCTGCGATTTACTATCGGCGGGCGCTTTTGCTGAAGCCGGACTACGCTAAGGGGTGGATCAACATGGCCAACTCACTTTCGCAGTTGGGCTTCTATGCCTCCGCGCTGCCTTTCTACGAGCACGCCATCAAGCTGGACCCGACCATTCCTGATGCCCACCATAACCGGGCCAACTGTCTGACTGCGCTCAAGCGCTATCCCGAGGCTGATGTGGCATTGAATCGGGCATTTGAGATCAAGGCCGACCAGCCCTTCTATTTGAATACCCTGGGCAACCTGCGCAGCTCCGAGGGATACGACTACGCCGCGGCTGCTGCTTATAGAGTGGCGATCATGCTGGCTCCCAGGCACGCGCCGTTGTATACGAACCTGGGCAACATCTACGCCAACTTCGGCCGCTCCGAGGAAGCTGTTTTGAATTACGAACGTGGTCTGCTGCTGGACCCGAAAAACCCCGGGGTTCGATACAATCTGGCGCTGGCCTATCTCCGGGCTGGGAACTACCGGCTGGGATGGAAGGCCTACGAGGGGCGCTGGGGCTTTCGCGATCTAGGAGTGAAGAAGCGTGAATTCCCACAACCACTGTGGAAAGGTGAGCCGTTGTGCGGGAAGAAGATTTTGGTACACGCCGAGCAGGGTCTAGGTGATACGATGCAGTTCTGTCGATACATACCGTTGGTAGCGAAGCGTGGCGGGGTCGTCTATTTCGAGGTGCAGCACGGCCTGCAGAGGCTGATGGCGAACGTGGATGGGGTGCGTGTCGTATGCACGCGCGGCTTGAAACTACCAGAGTTCGATGTGCATTGCCCGCTGATGAGTATGCCCGCTATCTTTGAAACCGACATCGACACCGTGCCCCTGAGCATTCCCTATGTCCATCCGTGGAAGTGGGAGGTCGAGAAGATGCTGAAGCGTTTTCCTCGAACCGGCCGCTTGCGGGTAGGCATTAGCTGGGCTGGGAATCCTAAATACAAAAAAGACCGTGTGCGATCGTTCTCGCTGCTTGAATTCGCGCCGCTGATGGAAATTGACGGTGTCGATTTCTATTCCTTGCAAAAAGGAGCTGCCGCGCGGCAGATCGATAAATACAGCGGCCAGATTCGGGTGATCGACGCTTCATCTGATGCTGTTGATTTCGCTGAGAGCGCCGCGTTGGTCGAGACCCTGGACCTGGTGATCACCAGCGACAGCGCACCCATGCACCTGGCCGCCTCGATGGGCAAGGAAGTGTGGCTGGCGCTGGCTTACCTACCCGACTGGAGATGGATGGCGTCTGGAGACAAGACGCCCTGGTATCCCAATGTGCGTCTGTTTCGCCAGTCTGCCCCCGGAGACTGGCGGGGAGTTTTTCTGGAAATAAAAAATGCGTTGGAGAATAAAATGAACGTCCTTCGTGTCACGCAAGACAAGGTGGACTGCGTTGTGATGAGCGGGCTAGCGCCCGACGTCGCTAAGAGAACCGCGAACATACTCAACTCCAGCGCCGCTGCTGGAATCGCTTTTATCACTGATGGGGGAGAGCATGATTCTGGAGGACATCCTAAGTCAAGCTGGAGTGAAGTACCGCCAGCTGCCGGGCCGGCAAAATGAAGTTGTGCTGTGTTGCCCGTTTTGCGGCGACACCGAATTCAAGTTCGGCCTGAATCTGGAAAATGGGAAAGCCCACTGCTTCCACGGGAGCTGTGAGTGGAAGTCGCGCAGCGTGGTCTATACCGCGCGCGAGCTCTGCAAGGTGTGGGGAATCCCCTTCGACTGGCGGCTGCGTCTGAGCGCTGCTAAGGCTGACGAGGAGCCGATAGTAGAGGAGCCAGCGCCGGAGCCAGTGCCCGCCGGGTTGCCGGACGAGTACGAGCCGTTCCATTGGATCGGCCAAGAGGTTGATGGACTCGAGAGGCGGGCCTACGACTATCTGCAGCGCCGCGGCGTGACCGATGCAGAGATTCACGAATACCAGATCGGATTCGCTGTTGTGGGAAGATTCGCCTGGCGCGTGCTGTTCCCGGTGATTGGGGAAGACGAACTGGTTTACGGTTGCGTGGGCCGCGACTTCTCCGGTGAAGGCGAACCCAAGTATCTCAATACCCAGGGAATCAAACTGCTGTGGAACGCGCAGCACGAGGCGCGTACGGCTGTGGTGGTCGAGGGAGCGCTCGACGGCATAAAGACCAATCGTGTGCTGCGGAAGTATTTTCGCAACTGCGTCTGCGTCGCCGATCTGGGCAGCGTGATGACTCCACAACAGATGGCGCAGCTGGCGAAGTATCGGCTGGTGATTCACTTTCCCGACTTTGACACGGCGGGGGTAAAAGGAGCCATGCGACGCGCTGAGGAGACCGCGGCGGCTGGGATCGAGACCAGGATTGTGGAGCCGCCGACGATGGACGGCAGCGATCCAGACAGTCTTGATGAGAGCGTGATTGTAGAGTGTCTACGCCGGGCCAGGCCATGGACCCGGGTCGAAAAATATAGGATGCGGCTAGCGGCACTTAGATGAGGGCTTTATGCGAGCAAGTGGGCCTCTCGAAACTTACCTGGGAGGATGTTAGGTACATCCGCAGGCATTACTCTAAGGGTAAGAAAAACGGGCTAGCCAAAAAGTTCGACGTGAGTTATGGGCAGGTGTGGAAAATTGCAAACGGATTAGTTTGGAAGGGTGGAGAGAAAACGATATGAGAGTGATTTGCATCGATGCACGGAATATGTGCTACAAGGCTGGATGGGTGGGTAAGCGCTTCAGGTCATCGGGCGGTGAAGAGACCGGCGTCGTACACGGAATTCTCTTGGGCATGGCCGCCATCAAGAGGCGTTATCCGCTGGCTAAGTTTGTGATGGTCTGGGATGGCCTGGACAGGAAGAACAACTGGCGATTGAAAATCTTTCCGCAATACAAGTCGAATCGTAGTGAAAGCATCTCGCAGGAGCACCGGGACCTGCGTGAGTCAGTGACGCGGCAGATTGGGCTTGTGAAGGAGCTGCTGTTGTCCGTGGGCGTTCCGCAGATCGAAATTCCGCTGCTCGAGGCCGATGATGTGATCGGGATACTGACCGAGAAGATCGCGGCCCGCGGCTGGAAGCCAATGGTTTTCTCCTCCGACCAGGACTATCTGCAACTGATGGACTATGGAGTGGAGATCATCACCTCCGCATCAGGCCCGCCGATCGACGAAAGGGCTGTGAAAAGCAAGTGGCGCTGCACCTCCGAGAATGTGCTGCGTCTGAGGTCGTTGCTGGGGGATTCTAGCGATGGCGTGCCACGGCCGGTGTCTGGGGTCGGCCCGGTGGCTGCGGCTCGCTATATCGAAGCTGGTGTGACCCCAGAGGTATCCAGGTTCGAGGACATGCCACGGTCTACCCGTGAGCAGGCTGAGAGGCTGCGGGAGCAGTGGCCGCTGATCCACATGAACTACCGGCTGATGCGCATTCTTAGGGGGTGCCATGACCCGGACTTTCCCAAAGAGCTGGTGGCCCAGGTCAGTGTCGAGACGCGGCGTGTATTGAAGGCACTGGCCGAGCCGACGAAGCTGAAGCCGAGCGACTATCAGGCGATGCTGGACACGCTGGCCAGGCTCGATCTACAGGAGGCCATCGCCAACCGGCGGGATATTTGGAACCTCCAGTCCTCTAAATGACTGAAAATAGACTGAATAAAGACGTTGACTTTACGCCCCAGCGCGGTAGAATTATGACTGGTTGAGGTGAAGACTATGGCAATGAGCAAACAGGACTTTATCGCACTGGCTGATTCGATCAGGGAATTCAATCGCACAGCGTTTTGGGGAACCGATAAAAACGGGGTTCAAGGCACAGGGAACGCCCCGCTGCAAGGTGATGCCCTGAAAATGCTGGCCGACTTCTGCCAAAGGCAGAGCGGACCGGGCGGATTCAAACGGCAGCGGTGGATGGACTATATCGCTGGCGAGTGCGGCCCGAACGGCGGCCCGAGGGGTGAGGCGAAGCTGTGAAGAAATGCCAACATTGCCGAGAGGAAGTTTTACCGGGCGACGCTATCATGGCGTTCAACAACGGCGACGTGATCATGCACCGTGTCTGCGGACTTCGAGGCGTGATCGGCTCCGTGGCGCATCTCCAACGCCGGTGCTCCTGCTATGTCAAGGGATCGACCGAGGACGATCCGCCCGAGATGACACGCCGCCAGGCCGCGGAAGCAGCGGTTACGCTCTGGGAAACACAGAATCTAGGTAGTAAAGATGGGCCGAAAATTCACAGTTGACAGGAGCGCCCGGCGGCGCTCTACTGTGTATCTCTCTCGATTTCGTTTTGAAGGTGAAGTCTATGCAAGTTTCTCCTCTAGTGGACAGCTGCCAACGCCTAATCCACCAAAAAGCCTTTCGTACCTACCATCGAATCGCACCGGAAAACCGGCGCTGGATCGATCCTGAGGACGTGATACAGGACGGGATCATCGCTGCCTGGGAAGCCGAGCAGCGCTACAAGAAGAACCGCGGCGCTAAGTTTTCTACCTATCTCTACAACGGTCTGGACATGCTGTTCTCGGGGAAGTATACCGTTCCTTTGAGACAGAAGAAGCGCCAAGCGTCGCTGCTGGAGCTGGACGCGCCGTTGCAGCTTGAGGACGGTAGTACCGCGCTGCACGAGTCCATTTCCGATGACGAGCATCCCAGCCAGTCCCCAGACAAAATGTTCGAGGCCATCTCCGGGGTTCTGCGGGTCTGCCATTCGATCCCGCCCTCAGCCCTGAGTTTCTTTCTGCAGGTGATCACCGACGAGACCGGACGGATACTGCGGCGGGACATTGTTGACAAGAACAAACAGCTGCGAAGACGTAATGTAGACTTTATAGGATGTATACCTGAGACCTGCCGATGGTACAAAGTGACTCGGGAGGACTTGGCGCTGGTTATGGCGAGCGGTTATGCAAAGGGGATCGTGGTGGATGGAGTAGTGAAGTCCGCCGAGCACCTGGGAGAAGACGATGCCAAGGTGCTGGAGTGTCTTGAGTGCCGAGAACTGTTTTCATTGAACGATGCCCGGGCTGGGCGATACTCCGCTACGAGCCTTACTTGCTCGGCCTGTCTGCGCGGTCTACATCAGATCGGCCCGGATAACTCTTGCTTTGGACGGCGCAAGGTGGTAAAAAACGGTAGGACGGCAGCGGAGGGATATTCCGAAGCCGACGTCGAATGCAGATTGCATTGCCGCGACCGTGCAGCGTGCAGGAAGTATATCGAGGAAAGGGAGAAGGGTATG